CTACCGGCCTGCTGCGGACAGGTGCGTAGATTCTGCTGTGATGATGCCGCCCCAGATCGGGCCGGCTGCCAGGATGAAGAGGTACAGCAGTCCGCCGAATAGGCTGCCTAGCCAGATTGCTGTTCGACGAGTTCTCATGCTGCCTCCTTATGCGAGCGCAAGAAGCACCAGTGCTGTCGCAGCCACGATTGGAATTTGGCCATTTCCAGTGGACTTGAATCGCTCCATCCTTCTGGCCATCCCATTAGCCACTCTTGGTTCTCCGGGCTTGGCCTGCCAAACGCCATGACGAAGGCCCGAGCTGAAGGCCATTTCTGCATTGATTGCGCGGCGTAGTTGGCTTTTGTCGTCGGCGTATGCAAGTAGCCAATGTCTTTCCCGAATGTGGTCACCACCCAGGTCAGACGCTCCAAGGGAAATGGCTTGGGTGCGGTAACCCATAGCCCGACAGTCTTCTGCGGCATATTCGATTGCGACTTCCGAAACGTTTTCGGCGAAGACGTACCAGGGAGCAACATCTGCCACGACTCTCCGCATCTCCGGCCAAAGGTCTTCAGCGTTGTTTCGTCCAGAAGGTGCAGTGCTGTACCTCTGGCAGGGAAATCCTCCAGATACGAGTCCAGCTCTTCCGCGGTAGGGTCTTCCATCAAACGTTCGGATGTCACTGAAGATTGGGAAGTGTGGGACTGCTCCGTCTCTCTGACGCTGAGTGAGCACCCTTCTTGAGTGTGCTCTGTACTCAACAGCGCCGATGCACCGGATGCCGAGCAGCATTGATGCGAGCAGTCCGCCCCCGTCGCCAGTGAAGAGTGATAACTCATTCATCTGTCCTCCTCATAGCCCGGCTACCTCAACAAACGCCACTGCGAAGGCCAGGATGCTTCCCAAGAAAAAGGCCGCGAAGAACGTTGTCTTGGCGGCCTTGGTCAGGTCGATGGTGATGGTCATGTGGATGACTCCTGGCGGCGGTAGCCGGCGTTGTAGAGAACGCGGCAGAAGTCGGAGCGAGACATCATTCCGCCGCGATCCTGGCCATGCGGGTACTCATCGAGCGCCAACATCTCCTGCACGGCCTTCTCCCGCTCCTCGGCGGCGATCTGCTCGTGGGTGCGGATGGGGCGCACGCCGTGCTCATTGCGCGGGTAATACTTCCCCTTGTGGCTGATAACAGCGAACACGCCATCATGACCAATGACGCGACCTTCCGCCCAGCCGATACTGCCCACGTTCAGCGAGAACTCACACTCGATGCCAACCGGCGGCAGGCCCCGGCCGTCCCAGGCCTCTTGCGGTCTAGCCTCGAATGTCGCCTCACGCTCTGCGGATACATTGCAGCCTGGAGTTCCGCTAACCCAAACTTTTCTTCCTTCGGCCCAATAGGACCATTTATTTCCGACTTTCCTCATCCATCCTTCAAGGTACAAAGATCCTCTCGGCTCCCAATGAGTCGCACCCTCCGGCGCCTTGCTCCAGTCAATGCTCATACTCGTCTCTCCCTAACCAGTCGTTCAGCGTTCTCGATAAGCGTGGATTCGAATGTGCGGAACCAGATGCGCTGGGCCAGTTCGAGGTCGCCATGGCGAACTGCAAGCAGTAGCTGAGTCATCGGGCACTCTTTGCTGTCGACTTCCGCTAGCCACTCCGGGACGAATCCGGCGAATCCGTATACCGTAAACTCAGGGCCGATAAAGGGCCTTTCTTTCCGATCATGGAACGGCACGCAATCACCGTCCTCGCAGTTCAGCAGCTTGCCGACTTGCTCAGTGACATACTCGCTGTCGCCGTCATTGTCTGGCGGTAGCGCGTTGTCCCAGCGTTCCTGGGCGTATTTCAATGCGGTGTTCATGTCTCACCTCGCGTTCGCGTGCATGCGGCAGCGTTCCGAATCGCTGTCGTCATACAGGCGAAAAAATGCCCGGACTTGCCGGGCTAATGAGGGGTAGGGTGATAAGAGGGTGATCTGCGCTGCCGGCTCTACTTGAGCTACCTCCACCCTCCACGGGTGGTGCGCTAAGCATCAGCACTACTACTACTTCAGCGGCGTGCACACCGCTTATGCCTCGTTCGTGCCTACGCAATCCTTCACGCCCCGCCGGGCCGTTTACGGATTCACAGATGCGCTACAGCAGCGCAGATCACTCTCATTGGTAGGGTGGGGATGGCCTGTTGCTCAGCAGGCGCGCAGTCGCAGGAGTATCGTGGCCGTAGCAAGGCCCTGCGCATCATCCCCATTGAAGGGTGGCGTCCTTGCCGGGGAAGTCAGTCGGAGCGTGGCCGTGACCACTCTCGAATGTTTGACGCGGTGATTGGATCGCCTGTGCTGCCGTAGTGCGCAAGGTGAACAGGCGTATCAGCAGTCATCTTGAACTGTCCGCCTTTGTATCCCGTGAAAGTTTTACCAACGGCTGACTTTGCGTTCTTCAACATGCTGCCAATGGTTACGTCTCGCGCCGGTTTAAATGCCAGTTCGTCGTAGTAACCGCGATATGACATAGGTGTTGAAAAGCCGTACTCAACCTTTCTACGAGCAGGTAGCTTGCTCAGCTCATCAATCAGAGTTCCTAGATTCATCTCGCCTCCAGTGTGTGTATGCGCCAGGGCGCGGTTAGGCGGTTGCCTTGGCGATTGCGGCGAGAACCTTCTCTTCGATCCAGTCATCGCCAGTCATGACGCCGTAGTTGACGACTGCCTGTAGGGCTTCGAGAAGATCAGGCGAGGCTGCGATCAGCTTGGCGTTTGCGTCAGTCTCAGCGTCCGATCTCTCAACATGGAACGGGCCTTTGTTGTCAGCGCAGTAGATGTGGAGCAACGCAACACTCCCTCTAACCGGCGAGTATTCCCACGGTCCCGGCGTGTGCTTGCTCATTCTGTCCTCCTGTCTTAGGTGTGGGGTCACTGGATTTGCGTTGTGCGTCCGTCGTGACGGTGCACTTCGCCGTACTCACCGATGGAGACATTTGCGTCACGGTGCTGACGAAGTGCAAGTCGAACCGCCGTTTCTGCGTTATGTGTGTAGCGCTCAAACTCCTTCTCCAGAGCTTCGTACTTTTTCTTCCACTCGCGCTCTATCTCGTTGTAGCGATCAGATACAGGTGGCTCGTAGAAAGCCATGCCTTGATGCTTTACCGCGAGTTCAACATCGCGCGCAATCGCAGCGATCTGTTCGCTAGTTGCCTCAATGCCTGCCGAATCAAAAGCATCAATAAGACATTCAGCGTAATAGTCTTTCTTCGTGTAACTCATCTCTCACCTCACCAATACATAGTCAGAAACAGGACAACGAACAGCGCTGCGAACTCGCCAAGGTCTGGCATAGATTCCTCTCTTGCCCGGGGGCTGGTAATTGGCTGTATGGGGGAGTGGTCTGGCCGGTGCTGATCTCCGGCTCGTACGGGAAGGAGTCGAACCCTCGCACGCGGCTTTGGGCCGCAGCTCTGGCCTACTGAGACTTACACGTCTCGGCGATCCGTTTACCGGGCCTAGGAACCCCGTTACCATCACACCTAGCGCATCAGCATGCGCATTCAGACCACTCTCCGATACAGCCCTGGAGGAGCCGTGACGAACCTCCAGGGGATCGGGCCTGCGTTGGGGAACCCGGCAGGCGCGGGCGGCTTGCTACTCGTCGTCTTCACCGACGATCATCGTGCACCAGCCAATGCGTGCATTCTTTTGAATCCACGCATCTGCGGCAGCAGCAGTGGGGAACGTCCTGTTATCGTCCCAATGCCCTGTCCCGTCGTACTCGTCGGCTTTCAGAAAATGCCAGCCTTCTGGCTCGTCTGGATTCGCATCAAGGATCACAAGTACGGCCATTGATTCCTCTCTTCCCGCTTATCGCTGGGTGTGTTTGGTCTGTTGATGCCCTGCTACCGGCAGGGCGGCGGGTTATCGGCGAATGGTGGTGATGTTGCCGGCGGCGTCAAACAGCGCGTCATTCTCCTGGCTGCGCATGAGCGTTGCGCTGTGGTGATAGAAGCTGACGCTGTTCAGCTTCCCGGAGAACGTGCATCCGCACGGTGATGTAGCCGTTGCTTGCAACAACGTGGTCCCAGCGGTTGAACCAGATGAGGTCGCCGAACTTCTTTATGGCGGCCTGGCGTACCTTGATCAGCACGTCATCCGGTGTCTCGTTTCCGTCCGGCAGGGCAATCCAATCCAGGCGTTTGCCGTTGCTCAGGTGCGCATCGACATTGAATTGAGCCATTTCAGTCTCCTTACCAGGGTTTCCCAGCGTTGATGTATGCGCTTCCTGCGAGTTGCGTGAGCGCAACTAGCTCCATCGAATCGATCTCACCGCCGTAGTACAGGCCGCGCAGCATTCCAACCGTTTCGTGGTACTCAATGCGCGCCTCGCGATCGTCTTCCTGCTTGCGGAGGACCCGAAGGGCCTGGCGTACAACAAGTGAGGATTTTTCATTCATTTTCTGCTCCTCAAGGGCGTATTGACTTCCCGTCTGGCCCTCGGTGGAGGGCCAGCCAGTGAAATCGGTGTTTCTCCACACCTGCATGCGGGTCATTCGCTCGGTTCAGCATTTCGCTTCGTCCGCCGTCGCAGTTGTCTGCGCGTTGGCAGGCTTTCGGGCCTGTCGGATCGCCGGTCGCCGTAGAGGCAGGCTTGGTTGTTTCCCCTGGATTTCTTTCGCCCGCCAGGAGGCAGCTCGGGCTGACCTAACCGGCGGTGCCGGGTAGTCGTTCATGGCGCGGGTTGTTAAAGAGCGGTCGGCTCGGTGGCCTGGCGCTGCGGTGTTCTGCGGCGTTGAGTGAACTATGTACTTGTGGTTCATTTTCGTCAAGTACCAAAAGTACATAAATTTCAAAAAGAGATAGCTATCTGCCGCCGAGGCAGGTGAGAGGGCATGAAAAAGCCCGCGCTAGGCGGGCTTGGTAATGTATCTGCTTGCTATAGGCCTGGGTAATCTGCCGGGTCAAACTCGAAAACGCGCTCTCCTGCCTGGAAGAACTCGATAGCGATCCGGAAAGGCTTGCCCGATTTGACGATAGCTTCCAACTGCTTAGCGTCTCGAACGAACATCAGGTCGCTGTCGTTGGTCGAACTGCGTACCCCGGTCCACTTTTGCGCCTTGCCTTCACCGACCCGAAGAACGAAACCGCAGTCTCGATAACCGCACTGCATCTGCCCTTTGGTGATCTTGAGGAAGGCGTCCAGGTCTTTGCCTTTTTTGCGGAAGGTAAGATTCAGGTATGAGCCCCCTGAAACTCGATATGGGAAATCGAAGAGGGTGGACGTCTTCGACTGAAGCGTGAGCATCCTGGTTACTTCATCGCTCATCGGGTCTTTGTATTCATGGCGCTCCCAAGGGGATTTAGTAGGGCTTGTGGTTGCCGGCTGCGGGCTGTTCGATCGCGACTGAGCCGCATCGCCGGAGGAACCAATTCCCGTTCCAAACTGCCAAGCGATAGGCAGGACGATGAATATGACAAACAGCCAGCCGATCACGCCGACGCTCTTGGGTACCTTTGCGCCGCACGATGGGCAGGCTTTGGCTTTGTTCGACACCTGGGCGCCGCATTCCTTGCACTTAATCAGGGCCACAGAAAACTCCTCGATGTGTAATGGCTAGGTGATTCTATTCGGAGGATGCTAGAGACGATAGCCGCAGTTTGGCTGGGCGGGGCAGTGATGGCGATAGGTAGTTTGCAGGGAAAGGCGGCGCTGTATCGAGTTCAGCGCCGGGGTAGGGCGGTCGTCAGCTCAGTGCGGAGCCGGGAGGGAAGGGCAGGAACGAAAAGGCCGCGATTGTGGCTTGTTTTCACTGCCAATCATCGCCCGGCATGATTCGTTTCATGAACTCATCGAAAAGTGGGACAGTGAATGCGGTATCGCCGTGATTAGGACTCCAGACCATCCCTTTTGCAATGAGGCTGCTTCTGGCTGGACCTAATGACGTCGATGATCGATTTAAGCGATCAGCGATATCCCCAGATCGGTGAGGCCCAGGTCCTAAGTCTGCCATCGCTCGCAGATACTTCTTTTCTGCTGGCGTTAGACGGTCAAACCTAACCCTAAAGAAGCTCTCATCCAGCGCGGCGATAGCAACGCTAGATGCTCGAGATACATCATCCAACGAGATAGGGCTGGCATCCGCAATATCCCAAGCGTGCTTTCCCCATTCCTGAAGGAAATAAGGATACCCCTTGGTTTCTTGGACAATTTTCTTCGCGGCAGCGTCTTCAACATCGACTCCCTCGTCCTGAGCTGGCTTCACGATAGCAAGAGCAGCGTCGTCATCCGAAAGGGCGCCAATGGCAGGGAAATCGAAAAGACGCTCGGCGTAGGATTTTGCCTCGCCCATTCGTCCGCGCAACTGAGGAAGTCCAGCCCCAATCACGGTAACGGGTAGCCGCTGTTGAGCGCAGCGATGCAAGGCAGAGATCAGTGCCGCCATTTGCGGCTCTTCAACGTACTGAAGCTCATCAATGAAGATTGCGAGCACAGTCCCAGCATCTAGCGCAGCGTTTCCCGCGCTTTCAAGCAATACAGCAAGATCGCCTTCAAGGTCTCCATTATCGGCCAGGCCGGCTTCAGGCTCATAGTCGAGACCGACCTCTATATCGTTGAAGGTGAATTTCAGTTTGCTTGCAAATCCTGCCAGCGCCTTTAACGCGGTAACTGCTTTGTCTTTTGCAGCCTCCACTCGACTGAGGGAAAGCAAAGCGATTCGAAGCTGAGGAGCGAGCATCGCAGGCAGCGACCTTCCTTCAGGGGCTTCAATTCTTATTGTCTTGACGCCAGATCCCTCGGCGTCTTGCCGCATCTGATCAAGCAGTACCGTCTTCCCCACCCCCCTAAGCCCGACCAGCATTACGCTTTTCGTGGGTTTTCGGTGTAGAAGGCGGCCTAGCGAAATTCGGACCTGCTCTCTAACAGCATCCCGCCCAGCAAGCTCTGGTGGCGGAGTTCCCGCTCCTGGAGAGTAAGGATTGAGAATTGGGTCCATTAGTAACCTCTAGAGAGTTTAGCCTGTTTATTGAATTTTGATAAACTCTCTAAAATTTGTAAATATCTTTCGCAGCCCATCACTCTCCGGTCGCCGACAGCATCCGTTAGAGACCCCCAGCCATCCAGATGACGTTGCCTATGATGCGGCGCTCGTGAGCCTGCGGCCCATATGCGATGACGCCTCGCCTCACCTAGACCAGGTTGAACATCGAGGCTTGCCAGTGCTTCTCCCAGATGATCGCAATGGGATGACCTCCTCGAGCAGCGCGGCAACTGGCTAAAGGCCGCCTCCGCCCATCCTCCATCGGACTCTCCCGAAAATAGGAATAGATTCTATTTCGGACTTTGATACGTTTTCATCCGGGAATCTGATCTTATCTGAGTTATCAGAGCGCAAAACAACCTGTCCTGAAAGCTGGATGCTGATGCGCCGAAGCGAGACCCTTGAGTCCGTGCCAATGAATGCATAGACCATTTTGTCAATGATCTCACGCTGGGACTGATCAACGAGAACCAGATCCCCATCGAAAATGTATGGCTCCATGCCTGCATCTGGCGACTTTATGAAGACGCATTTCGATGAGTTCAGACGGAGTGATTCGATCAATGTCCTAGGTAGCGCCTGGCCGCCTTCGATCTTGATGTGCTCATTAAGCAAAGCAGGTTCGCCACTCTCTATAGAGATGACCGGAATCAAGACGAAATCCCTCTCGCTCGGCGATCTAGGCAAAAGTTCGCTCGTGAACGGGTCGCTGCCTGATTCGACCACATTAGGAGTAAGGATATTCGCCGAATCCGTGGAAAAATCAAGGCGATCGCCTATACCGTACTGGAGCCATTCAACGCGAACGCTCAAGGCCGCAGCTATGGCCTTCATCTTTGTTCGCCCAGGCATGCTCTCGCACTTGAGCCATTTGCTAGCAGCCTTCGGTGTGACCTTTGTGATTTCGGCTAGGCGCGCGCCTAGCCCCCAGTCATCAAAGCCGGCTGCGGAAGCTGCATGCTTAAGGCGTTTTACGAATTCCCGCCTTTCGAAATCTATGTCTTGAACCATACGTTCATCATTGCATGCGCTTGCATGTACTTTCAGTTCCGGCATAATATGTACTTACTGTTCATATTTCCGGATCGGAGGCCTCATGAGCTACCTGAAACAGTCAATTGCCGACGCTGGCGGGGTCACCGCCGTGGCACTTGCCTGCGGTCTTAGCCCGCGGGCCATCTACAAGTGGATCTCTGCTGGATCCATGCCACGCACCGAGTACACCGGAGAGACCGATTACGCCAAGAAGATCGCACGCTTGGCGAAGGCTAACGGACATCAAATTGATGCCTCTGAGCTTCGCCGTAGCGCATCACCAAAGAAATCAGCCGCATAAGGAAATCCACCAGATGTACGCAGATCAGTCCCACAAGCGGGACATCCCCCGAAAGGTCCGTTTTAACCGTGTCCTCGACAGGATTCTTGAGCGCGCGGCGAACAAGGCGCGTCGTCAACATGCCACGTACCTCTACGAGGTCATCGAATGGGCTGTTGAGAATGGCGTGATCGAATCACTGAGCAAGGAAGGCGAAGAGTCTAGCGCGGCCTGAAGGCCCTCAGGAGGGCCAAATGGGCGAGTTGGATTACCAGCGATTGCCGGAGTGGGTAAGGGTGCGGATAGAGGGCCTCTCGGCAGAGCGCGGCTGGAGCATTGAGCGCTGCCTAGAAGAGATCGTCATTGAAGCAATTGCAATGGGCGGACTTACGTCTGCCGGGCGACCGAAAGCATCGGTCGTTCAACTGAGGCCGAAAGAGGGCCTCAAGAGTGACTGAAACGCCCAAAAGGCGCCCACAAAAAAGCCGGGATTGCGCCCCGGCTGATTTGAATAATCACGACGAGGAAATACTAATGGCCAGAGCAAGAAACATCAAGCCTGGAATTATGGCCAACGAGAATCTAGCTGAGGTTTCTCCGATTGAACGTCTCTTGTTCATCTATCTCTGGATGCTCGCTGATAGGGAAGGGCGCTTAGAAGATCGTCCAAAGCGGATCAAGGCCGAGGCTCTTCCGTACGATGACGTTGATGCTAATGAGGCCCTCAATAGTCTCGCCAAGGCTGGGTTCATCATTCGTTACCGCGCCGAAGGTCAAAGCATTATCCAGGTAGTGAACTTTACCAAGCATCAGGCTCCGCACATGCGCGAGCAGGGTAGCTCATTGCCAGAGTACATCGCTGAAACTGCCGAGATAGAGCCTTGCCATGTTGAGGCAGTTACTGACCACGACCTAGGCAGTGCCAAGGCGATGCCTAGCCCATCTGATTCTCTGATTCCTGATTCTCTGATTCCTGATTCCAATACCCCCCTACCCCCCAAGGGGGAGGTTGACGGTCTGTTCGATCAGTTCTGGGCCATGTATCCGAACAAGACCTGTAAAGCGAAGGCGCGTGCCAAGTGGGAAAAGCTGAAGGTAACGCCTGACCTGTTCAACAAGATCATGGCAGGGCTTAACAGGCAGTGTGCGAGTCAAGCGTGGCTCAAGGATGGCGGGCAGTTCGTCCCGCATCCGACGACCTGGCTTAACGGCGAGCGATGGAACGACGAGGTGCGCAGCAACGTTCACCAGTTGCCTAGCCGCCACCATGGATTCGCTGATCGCGACTACACCGCAGGCTTGATCGAGCGGGAGGATGGAACCTATGGCTTCTAACGCCCTAAATCTTGAGGTGTGCGATCTGGAGCGCCGTTTCGGAATCGTCTCAAAGACCCCTGCAAAGTGCGAAAAACATGGCGAATACGCGGCGGTTTTCCGTCGCAACTCTGACAAGCCGACTGGATGCCCTGAGTGCTCACGGGAGCTTGAAGCCGAAAAGCTGCGTGATGAGCAAGCCGAGATGTGGCGCCGAAACGAGCGTGAGCGCATGGAGCGACGGCTCGCTGGCGTAATGATCCCTCCGCGTTTCCAGGGCCGCACGTTCGACTCGTACCTCGCTCAGAACGATGGTCAGCGAAAAGCGTTGAAGGTCTGCCGACAGTACGCTGATGACTTCGCTGAGAATATGCGTCTGGGTCGTTGCCTTCTGCTGCTTGGCATGCCGGGAACCGGGAAGACGCATTTGGCGACAGCAATTGCCGGCCATGTCGTCTGCAATAGCTCATCTGTGACGGCGGCATACCGCACTGTCAGCGCAATTCTCCAGTTCGTTAAGGGAAGCTTTGACCGAGATTCTGAGTACACCGAATCCCAAGCGTTCGAGGCCCTCTGCGCCCCCTCACTTCTGATCATCGACGAGGTTGGAGCAACGAAGCCGACAGACTTCGAGCTTGCGACTCTCTTTAGCGTGATCGATGGGCGCTACCAAAATCTGATGCCGACCATCGTGATTTCGAACCTTAAGGCTGAGGAACTACCCGGTGCCCTTGGCGAACGATGCGTAGACCGTCTGCGCGAGAACGGCGGTATTGCTGTTCGGTTCGACTGGCCTTCGAAGCGCTCGGAGATTCGACATGACTAAGCCGAACAACGGAAAGATCACTACCGAAGGCCTGCAACTGCCGAGCGCTTGCGACATCTGCGGAAAGTCCCGGGCTCATGGAAGCCACGTGAAGTGCAGCAAGATCCGGCAGGCGCAGTACCAGGCGAAGAGGGCTGCGAAATGAAGACCTTCGAACTCCTGCGCATGGAAGGCCTGCGCACCTACGGTCGGCAAGTTGAGGCCAGCACCTGGCGCGAAGCCGAGCAGCAATGCCGCGACGGCGAGATCGTAAACGGCGAACTGATCGGTGTGTACGACTGCGATCCGGTGACTGAGGCGGTCTGCACTGCGCGCAATGACGTGATGATTGAGAGTCTGGGGGTGTGCTGTGGGTAGTGTAGAGAGAATTTTCTCCGGTGACGTAATTGATGATGCGTCCCATTTTTTTACCCCAATGCCAGCTGACCTCGTGGATGGCCTGATCGGCCAGTACAACGCCACCCGCGCCGGCATCACCGCCCTGGCCCAGGCCGTGCGCGCTGAGCAGTGCCGCGGCGTGCTGCACTACTTCGTCGAGGGCAACGTCTCCGACCAGCGCCACACGCTACCGAAGGCCGTGGACCAACTGTTCCGGGTGGAAGGCGCGATTGCCCAGTTGAACGCCGACTTCTGGAGCCGCGCGCTGCGCATGACCGACGTGCTCGATTGCATGCCGCAGAAGCGCCGCGACGAGTGGTTCGAGCAGATCAAGCACCCGGAAGGGAAGAAGCGGGACAAGTACGACACGGAATACGTGCTGCCGCCGCTGCCAGAGTTCGAAGAGAGCAGCGTGCGCGCTACCCTGGGCGGCCTGCTGGCCAGCCGGGCGAAGTTCTTCGCCGAGCGCGTCGATGGCATCTTCCGCGCGCTGAGCAAGGAGCACGTGACCAACTGCCCGCAGGGCTTCAACAAGCGCATGATCCTGCTGCGCGCCATCACCAGCTTCAGCACGGTCGACCACTCCACCGCCGGCGTGATCAACGACCTGCGCTGCGTGATCGCCAAGTTCATGGGCCGCGACGAGCCGAAGTGGAACTCGACCAGCCACGTGATCAGCGTGGCGCGCCAGGACAACGGCCAGTGGATGTCGATCGACGGCGGCGCGCTGCGGATCCGCATCTACAACGGCGTCGGCACCGCGCATCTGGAGGTGCACCCGGACATCGCCTGGCGCCTGAACGCCGTGCTCGCGAGCCTGTACCCGGCGGCGATCCCGGCTGAATTCCGGACCAAGCCGAAACGCACGAAGAAGATCAAGGACTTCGAGCTGTTCGACCGGCTGCTGCCGTTCGCGGTGATCGAGCTGCTGTCCGGCATGAAGCCCGCCTGGCGCAAGCGCGAGAATCCTGGCTTCCGCGAGCCCAAGTTCGTCGACGTCCCGAAGACCAGGCGCTTCGACCATGGCGACCACGACAAGGCTGCCTTGGCCGAGGCCGAGAAGGTGCTGGCCGCGCTCGGCGCCGTCCGCGACAAGGAGGGCAACTGCGAGTTCTGGCGGTTCGACTACGAGCCCGGCCAGGTGCTGAGCGAGGTCATTTGCAACGGCAGGATCCCCGACCACAAGAGCCACCAGTTCTACCCGACGCCGTCGAGCGTTGGCGAGCTGGCGGTCGATCAGGCCCTGGTCGGCGCGACCAGCGACATGAATTGGCTGGAGCCGAGCGCGGGGCAGGGTGGGCTCGCGGACCTGATGCCAACGGGGAGAACGCAGTGCGTCGAGATCAGCCCGCTGCACTGCTCAATCCTCAAGGCCAAGGGGCACAACGTGATCCAGGCGGACTTCCTGAAGTTCCAGCCTGCCGGCAACTTCGATCGCATTGTGATGAACCCGCCCTTCAGCGAGGGCCGCTGGCAGGCGCACCTGCAGCACGCCGCCAGCATGTTGAACTCGGTTGGCGGCCGCCTCGTCGCCATCCTGCCGGCCAGCACCAAGGGAAAGCAGCTGCTCGAAGGCTTCGACCACGAGTACTCGCAGGTCTTCGAGAACGAGTTTGCCGGAACCTCGGTCAGCGTGGTGATCCTTTCTGCGGAGGTGTGCTGTGGCTGACCGCACATTCCGCATTCAAGGTTCCGCTGGGATCCGTCCGGCTTTCGTTGCGGCCTGGAACCTCATCCAGGGACTGATGAAAGAAGCACAGGGCGGCTACGAGCTGGTCCTTCGCCCCCTCAAGTCGAAGCGCTCCATCGAGCAGAACAAGCGGTACCACGCGCTGCTCCGTGATCTGGCTGCCGTGGCTTGGCTGGATGGGCGCCAGTACGGTCCGGAAGCCTGGGCCGAGTACTTCAAGCAGACCTTCATCGGCTGGGATGACCTGCCGGGTGGCGGGAAGCGCGGGATCAGCACTACCACGCTCAGTGTCGCTGAGTTCGGCGACTACATGACTCGTATCGAAGCTTGGGCCGCCGAGCAAGGCTGGCCGCTGATGATTCAGGAGGCCGCATGAGCAAGTTCAAGGCGGGCGATCTCGCACTGGTTGTTAGCGGAAGTACCAGTTCCGTGAACGTCGGGCGCACGGTTCTGTTACTCGAAAGTATGGGGTCTCCTGTTTTCTACGAGTGGGATGGCGAGCGATATCACAACGCTAACGGCGATCACATCTGGATCATAGAGGCGCAAGGGGAGGCACTGGTAACAAGATTTGGTTACTGCGCGAAGCGTGGGCTGAGCGAGACAAGCACATCCTTCTTCGAAAGCTCCACGTGCCATACGGCGAGGAAGACAAAGCATGAGCGAAGACAAAGTTGTCCCGATGAAGAAGCGCGAAGACCGATATGAGGCCCTTATTGGGGCCCGTGACGAGTTCCAGGAGAACGTCTATGGCGCCATCCATGCGGCTTGGAACTCCGGCGTTGATCGTGAGCTGATGCGCGACCAGATGCTGTGCATCCTCCACCGAATCATGGCCGACCTCGACTTTGACCAAGTGAAGTTCGATCCGGAGGAGCCGGCATGATTATCGGTATCGACCCGGGCTGCACTGGGGCGATTGTGGTGCTCACGGAGAGCCTGAACCACGTCGCCAGCCTCAACATGCCCACCGTCAAGGTAGGAACCAAGAGCCGCGTAAACGGCGCTGCAATCGCGGCGTTCCTGCGCGAGAAGGTGGGTGAGTTCGTTTCCCACGCTTACCTGGAGCAGGTTGGAGCCATGCCGGGGCAGGGCGTCTCATCGATGTTCACCTTCGGCCATGCGGCCGGCGTAGTAGAAGGCATCCTCCAAGGCCTAAGCATTCCTTATTCGTTGGTCACTCCTCAGGCATGGAAGAAGCGCGCTGGGCTGATCGGCATGGATAAGGATGCTGCGCGGAGTCGAGCCATCCAGCTCTATCCAAACCTGCGGGATCTAGATACCAAATGCCGCGGGCAAGCCATTGCCGATGCATTACTGATCGCACGGTTCGGAGAGAAGCCATGACCGCTGAACTCCAGGGCGTCCTGATCTTTACCTCAGCTTTCGCCCAGGTCTTCCTCCTCGGTCTGAACAGCAAGCTCCTTCGTGACGACAAGATCGCCGCCGGCTTCGTAGTGTCCTGGATGATCACGCTAGCCCAGTTCGGCTACATCTGGGCCGTCGCGCACTCGCGCATCGATACCGTCCCTTTCCTGGTGATCTCTGGCTTCGGAGGTTCCATCGGTATCACCTCCGCGCAGTACTTCTACCGCTGGTACGACAAGACTTTTCATCGCAAAGGGGAGAGCGCATGAGCGACGTCAAGCCGACCAATCCCAAAGACCTAATCGGTAGCGGGAAGCTGCCGCTTCACCTTTGGCCGACTACCGCTACCGCGATGGGCTGCATTGGCCTGCTAGAAGGGATGCTGAAGTACGGGCGCAGCAACTGGCGTGAGGCTGGTGTGCGCGCATCCATCTACGTGGACGCCTGCAAGCGCCATCTGGATGCATGGTTCGAGGGTGAAGAGTGCGCTCCAGACAGCGGATCACCCCATCTCGCCAACGCCCTGGCATGCCTGGCGATCCTGGTTGACGCCAAAGCGGCCGGTAAGCTCGTAGATGACCGCCAGTACAACGGTTCCGGTTACCGGGAACTGGTTGAAAGCCTGACCCCGCAGGTGGCGCACCTCAAGGGCCTGTTCTCCGACAAGGCGCCGAAGCACTACACCATCGCTGACAACGCACAGGAGCAAGCCTAATGTCCCAACGCAAAGCGACCGATGAGCAGCTAATCGAAGCGCTGCAGCACAAGACAGTACCCGAGGTTGCTGCGCTGTTCGGCATGCATCCGCGCCGAGTTTACGAGCACAAGTCTCGCTTAAAGCGTGAGATGCAGGCCCCCATTGTGCAGTTGCCGCCTGCTGCTGATCTCACCTATAGCGAGCTTGTACAAGACCGCATCCGCCGCTATCAGCGCAAAATGCAGCACGAGGAAGGCCGCAAGCTGATCAGCGTAAGAGTCCCTATTGGGGGCCCTTATGCTCTGGTCTTTATGGGTGATCCACACGTCGACGACGACGGCACTGACTGGATGACCCTACAGCGTGATATCCAGATCATCAACGACACCGAAGGCATGTACGCATGCAACGTGGGCGATACCACTAACAACTGGGTGGGGCGCCTAGCTCGGCTCTATGGTGAGCAATCCACTTCCGCCAAGGAGGCATGGATTCTCGCAGAGGGATTCATCAAGGAACTGAAGCACAAGTGGCTGTTCCTGATCGGCGGAAACCACGATGCATGGAGCGGCGCAGGTGACCCGCTCGACTGGATCACTGGCAGCGTGAACGCGCTGTATCAGTCCAGCGAATGTCGCCTGTCCGTGAACAGCGGGAAGCATTCAATCGTGATCAACGCCCGCCACGACTTCGCCGGCCACTCCATGTGGAACCCAGCGCATGGCGTCATGAAGGCTGTGCAAATGGGCACCTGGGATCACATCAGTGTATGTGGCCACAAACACGTAACCGGCTACATGCCGCTCAAGTCTCCGAGCGGGCGCATCTGTCACGCAATGCAAGTCAGCAGCTACAAGATCTTCGACCGGTACGCCCGCGAGAAGGGGTTCCGCGATCAGAACATAAGCCCGGCAATGGTGGCCGTTGTTAACCCTGCATATTCCGACAATGACCCGCGCATGATCACCATTCTGCATGACGTGGCTGAAGCTTCCGAGTTTCTGCGCTGGAAAAGAGAGAGGGACGCAGCATGACGGTCTATCGCGACGCAGCACACGCAATTGCTCGAATCATGAGCATCGAGACAATTGACGGGACGAACAAAGCGTTCTGGCAAAGTCAGTACGAATCCGGCTATCAAGAAGAACCAGTGGCAGCGAATCCTTGCCCGCTCAGAACAGAGGAAAGGCTAACTCAGGATGCGATGACAAGGGCGATGATCCATCGCGAGTTGCCTCCGACGCTATGGTATGCGCTGGTTGCAAAATACAGCATCAATGACGCAGAGGTGGTCGATGCTATCCGCTGGCTTGTGCCAAAGGCGGTTACTCCGGCTCACCATTTGTTTCGTATGAAGTGCGTTACCGCGTGGGCGATTCCTCAGAAGCGAGGAGTAAAGGAGGGCGCCAAGACGTCCCCCCGGGGACTTCCTGACTCGTTTTATCAGGTGCATACCTGGGATACCGATGGAACTCCTGATGGGACCCTACGTCGCTGGAAGCACCTTACAAACAAGTGGCTTGAGGAACAGATTGACTTGGCATTCCGCGAAGTAACCACTTTGTTGGATAAAGATTCGCTTATTTCTCGAATAGCCGCATAAACTATTTGACAGTAAGCGAACAAGCGAACAGAATATATTCATCTTGCGGTAATGCCGCATAAGAATCCTTCGGGTTGCGACTACGCGGCCGGGATCGCCTTGGAAACGCAGGCGTTAAAGTGAAGTGGGAGCCGGTGGAAGCCCGGCACGGAGTGAATGCGCAGTGATGATGCGCACCGTCCAGCCTGGAGCGCTTCTGATCAAAGCATCCCGGGGGCTGGCAAGCTGGAGATCATCGCCGGCCACTCCAATAATTCAGAGCCCAGCCTAGCGCTGGGCTTTTTGTTTATGCAGGCGAATGCCGGATGATGACCGGCTAATCAGGCGAACGAGACCAATCCCGGTGTAGCGATACGGCGCGGGTGTAGGCGGCGAGATGAGTATGGTTAGCCGCCAGGGTAAGGGGTAAAACGAGGCGTCGTCACCAACACGCCTATCGTCGCTAACCAGGAGTCGCATCACCTGGCGCCTGCTCCCTTCTTAGGGACCGATGGCAGTAAGACCCAAGTGAGCCGGCTTATCCGGTGACTGCCCAATTAAAGTCCTCTTCGGAGGCTGCCAGGTTGAGCTTTAAGCCGCCTGGTACTGATCCCCATCAGCGCTGCACCCCAGCGGCGCCTTTGCCCGCAGCCCCGCGGGCGTTTTATTCACCTGTAGCCCCTCACCGGGTAGTCCGAGACTATGAAGATGCCTGAAAAGGACCCGAACTTCTGGTCAGCGGCATTGGCGTGGCTGACCACTGTGTCGCCGCAGCTTTACGCCCTGGCGTTGTCGGTAGTGGTCGCGGTCACACGTGTTATCTATGGCGGTGGAACTCGTCGACAAGCGCTGATGGAAGGCGCGCTCTGTGGCCTCGTTACGCTGACCATCGTTCCTCTCCTGACCTATTTCAATCTGCCGGAAAACATGGCTGCCTTCGCTGGCGGCTTCGTTGGCTTCCTCGGCGTGGAGAAGATCCGCGCAGTAGCTGAGCGTTACGTCAACTCGAAGGTAGACAAGCAGTGAACATCTCGAAGGCCGGTCTCGATCTCATCAAAGAGTTCGAGGGTCTTCGCCTGAGCGCCTATCAGGACTCAGTTGGTGTTTGGACCATTGGCTACGGCCATACGCGCACAGCCAAACAAGGGATGAGCATTACTGGTGACCAGGCTGATGCGCTTCTCATCGCTGATCTGGCCGATGCAGAGGACGACGTTGAACGGTACGTACGGCAAGACATGCGGCAGAACGAATTCGACGCACTGGTCAGCCTCGTCTTCAACATTGGCGGCAGCAACTTCTCCCGTTCCACCATGCTCCGCTTGATCAATGAGAAGGCCGAGGCTTGGAAGATTGGCGCTGAATTCCTGAAGTGGGTATACGCCAAGGGGCGCAAGCTTCCAGGGTTGGAGCGTCGTCGTCTGGCTGAGCGGAACCTGTACCTAAAAGGTGCGTGATGGAATGGCTCGGCGCGATCCTCATCCTTGCTGTGATCGCACGGAACGCCTACCTCGTTATTGATGAGTGGTCAGTCGGTGGAGTCATCTGGCACGTTCTGATGGTCCTGGGCTGGTCGGCTCTGTTCTGGATCCACGTATCGGGCATCGTACTCGGCAAGGTGTTCTGTGACTAAGTGGCTGCTCGTTGCAGTGGGTGTGCTGGCTGTCTTGCTGGCAGGTACCGCGTCAGCCTGGCGCATGAGCGTTCTAATCAACGAGCGTGACCAGTACCGTGCTTCCGCTGAGCAAGCCAAAGCACAGGCAAGTGACTATCAACGCCGCGTAGAAGCCGGCAACGCCATCGAGCGCACCTATCTAGAGGCAGTGAAGAGTGCAAACGCTCAAAACGATCAGCTTCGCGCTGACATCGCTTCTGGTGCTCGCCGGGTGTACGTCAAAGCCAATTGTCCAGTGCAGCATCCCGGAGCCGCCCCAGGCTCTGATGCAGGAAGAGCCGAGCTTGCTCCCGATGATGGACAAACTGTTTCAGATCTCCGAGCCGGCATCGAGCGAAAAGAAGCGATGATCAAGGCCCTACAGGAATACATCAATGACATGCGCAGGATGTCAGCGACGCCGTGAATGGATCGCTAAGTGGACGAGGGTCGCATATGAGCGAGCGCGTGGAGTCATTACTGGAGCAGCAGCTTCAGGAGATGAAGCAGACCAACGCTCTTCTGGCTCAACTGATCAAGAGCAACGCAGCGTTGATCGAGGCTCTAGCTCAGAGTGACGATGCGGAAATACCGATGCTGAGTTACCTGGACGGCTCAAAGCTGTGAGCAAAGGACGGCTCAGTACCCTTAAGCCACGCGTCCAGATGGCGCAGGCAAGGGCAATACAGACGGTCAGCCCTGATAGCTGGAGGTCTGGAAAGAACTCCACTCAGCGTGGGTACGGATACAGATGGCAAAAGGCGAGGGCGCGGTTCCTTGCTAGGCATCCACTGTGCCGCTCCTGTAGCGAAGCAGGACGTGTAGTGGAGGCTACTGAGGTCGACCACATCATTGCACATCGAGGTGATCAGGCGCTTTTCTGGGACGAGTCGAACTGGCAGCCATTGTGCAAGCCATGCCACTCCGCGAAAACCCAAGAAGAGATGCGATCTTCCTGAAAATCAGGATATTTGAGAATAATTCTCAATAAAATCAAAGCAGGATAGGGGGGGTAGGAAAAAATTTTCAGACCGATCCCTTCTAGACCGCGCCCGAACTCATTTGCAGATTATTTCCCCGTTAACAGGAGTTGTTAACTCATGGCGTTAACCGAACAGAAGCGCCGGTATGCCGCCGCGCGGCTGTCCGGGATGGGCAAGAAGGCTGCGGCCATCGAGGCTGGGTGCCCAGAGAAAACCGCTGCACAGGCAGCATCGCGCTATGAGAAGGATCCTGATGTTCAGGCCGCTATGGGGCGGCAGTTAAAAGTTGCGGAGAAGAAGGTTGCCGCTACGTCAGTAGATCCTGATCCATACATCCCGGCTAGGTCGGATGACCCTCTGGAGTTCATGCGCCAGATGATGAACGACCTTGAAGCCGATCCGAAGCTGCGCCTTGACGCGGCCAAGGCCCTGGCGGGATTCACCATTGCCAAGCCAGGCGAGAAAGGCAAGAAGGAAGAGCGCCAGGAGAAGGCCGAGGAGGCTGGAAAGAGCTCACGCTTCGGTTTGCGTAAGGGGCACTTGAAGGCGGTTAACTGATGCAATGGACTACCGCCTGCCCCGATTGGGAGTCACGGATCGAGGCGGGTAAATCTCTTGTTCCGCTCAAGCCGATCTTTCAGGATCAGGCGGATGACGCGCTGGATGTGTTCTGCAACCTGCGCATGGTGGACGCCACTGGCAGCCCGCTAATGGGCGAGACGTGCCGGCCGTGGGTGCTTGACCTGGTAGCGGCGCTGTTCGGCGCCTACGACGAGTCGACCGGGCGACGTCTGGTCACAAACTATTTTCTGATGGTGAGCAAGAAGAACGGCAAGAGCACAATTGCCGCTGGCATCATGCTCACCGCGCTGATCCTCAACGCGCGGCCATCGGGTGAGTTCATCATCCTGGCGCCGACAAAGGAAGCGGCAGACAACGCCTACAAGCCGATTCGCGACATGATCAAGGCAGACGATGAGCTGGAGGCGCGATTCCACGAGCAGGAACACATCCGCACTATCACCGACCGCTTGAACAAGGCGACTTTGAAGGTGGTGGCGGCCGACTCTGCCACGGTGACCGGCAAGAAGGCCATTGGTGTGTTCATCGACGAACTCTGGGAGTTCGGCAAACAGGCCAAGTCGGCGAAGATGCTGACCGAGGCCACCGGCGGACTAGCCTCGCGACCGGAAGGTTTCGTCTTCTACTGCACCACGCAGTCGGACGAGCCTCCAGCCGGTGTGTTCAAGGCGAAGCTGGATTATGCCCGCAAGGTTCGAGATGGACTGGTAGAGGACAAGAGATTCCTCCCGGTCATCTACGAGTTCCCGAAGGCGATGATCGCTCAGGGATTGCACCGTGACCTTGCCAACGCCCACATCACCAACCCGAATTGGGGGCTATCGGTCGACCAAGAGGTCCTAGAGCAGAAATATCAGGAAGCGCGAGAAGAGGGTGAGCATGCCATCCGTAACTTCCTGGCCAAGCACTGCAACGTAGAGATCGGTCTTGATCTGCGCTCTGACCGCTGGACCGGCGCGGAATTCTGGGAAGCCCAGGGCGATTCCAGTCTGACACTTGAGAGCCTGCTTTCGTTGAGCGAGGTGGTCACTGTCGGCATCGACGGCGGAGGTCTAGATGACCTTTTGGGTGTCACGCTGATAGGCCGTGAGAAAGGTGGTGACCGCTGGTTTAGCTGGTCGAAAGCCTGGGCGCATCCGGTGGCATTGGAGCGGCGACAGTCGGAAGAATCCAAGTACCGAGACTTCGAGAAACAGGGTCACCTGCGGATCATCGATGAGCTACCGGGTGACGTGTCCGAGGTCGCCGATCTGGTCAAGCTGGTCGATGACGAAGGCTTGCTCGGCTCGGTCGGTATGGACCCGGAGAAAACCCACAAGGTAATGCTCGAAGCACTGCTCAATCGGCAGATTGAAGAGAGCAAGCTGTTCGGTGTCAGCCAGGGCTGGAAGCTCTGCGGGGCGATCAGCATTGCCGAGCGAAAACTTGCGGAGAAGAAGCTGACCCATGCCGCGCAGCCGCTTATGGCCTGGTGCGTCGGTAATGCCCGAGTTGAGCCTCGTGCTAACTCGATCCTGATCACCAAGCAGGCTAGCGGCTCCGCAAAGATCGACCCGCTGATGGCGTTGTTTAACGCCGTCACGCTGATGGCGCTGAACCCGCCGGCAGCGACGAAGAAATACCAAATGTTTGTATTGGGCTGATCGCCCAGTACCTATAGAGCCCGCCTAGAGCGGGCTTTCTCGTTTCTGGAGAGCCCGCAATGAAGACCAATCGAGCGTACAGCACCCTTGAGGTGAAAGCGCTGGACGATGAGAAGCGTGTAATCACTGGTATTGCTTCCACTCCATCGCCGGATCGGATGCAGGACGTGGTTGAACCGAAAGGCGCCCAGTTCAAGCTTCCTATTCCTTTCCTCTGGCAGCACAACCACGACGAGCCGATTGGCCATGTCACTGACGCAAAGGTCACTCAGAAGGGTATCGAGGTGTCGGTTCAGCTAACGCAGGTTGAAGAGCCTGGGAAGCTGAAAGACCGGCTTGATGAAGCATGGCAATCGATCAAGTCGGGCCTTGTGCGCGGCCTTTCTATCGGTTTCTCCGCAAAAGAGTTCGAGCAGATCCCCGGTTCTTGGGGGCTGCGCTTCTTGTCCTGGGAATGGTTCGAGCTTTCTGCTGTGACCATCCCGGCAAACGCAGAGGCAACCATTACTTCTGTGAAATCCATCGACCGCGAGCAGCGCGCCGCGCTTGGCATCAAGTCTGTTCCGGTCGTGCGTATCACTCCCGCCGGCGCTTCGGCAATCAAGACCAAAACCATCAAAGTTCCGAAGCCCCAGGAGGGCAACGACATGAAGACTACCGCTGAACAAATTGCCGAGTTCGAAGCAACTCGCGTAAGCAAGGCTGCCGAGATGGAAGCCATCATGACCAAGGCTGCCGAGGCCGGTGAAACCCTAGATGCCGATCAGTCTGAGCAATTCGACACTCTCGAAGCCGAGATCGCCGCTATCGACAAGCACATCGGTCGACTGAAGCAGATGCAGAAGGCGCAGGCTGCCAATGCCAAACCTGTCACTGAAGAGGCCGGTGCTCAGCGCATGGCAAACGTGAAAGCTCTGGATTTCAAAGAGGTTCAGGTCCGCGCCAAGAATACCCAGAAGCTGGAGCCCGGCATCGCCTTCGCCCGCGCTGCTAAGTGCCTGGCGCTCGGTCATCTGGAGCATCGCGACGCTATCGGTATCGCCAAGTCTCTGTATGAGGGCCAAGACTCGATCATCGCCGCCACTCAGCGTTTGGTGACCAAGGCTGCCGTCGCCGCTGCTACCACCTCCGATGCAACCTGGGCTGGCCCTCTGGTCGGTGATGAAACCAGCGTGTTCGCAGATTTCGTAGAGTATCTGCGCCCGCAGACCATCCTCGGCCGCTTCGGCACCAACGGCATCCCCAGCCTGCGCCGTGTGCCGTTCCGTGTCCCGCTGATCGGCCAGACCTCCGGCGGCGACGGCTACTGGGTCGGCGAGGGTCAGGCAAAGCCGCTCACCAAGTTCGACTTCGAGCGTAAGACCCTGGAGCCGCTGAAGGTCGCGAACATTGCAGTAGCGACCATGGAAGTCATTCGTGACTCCAGCCCGGCCGCCGATGGCATCATCCGCGACCAACTCGCAGCAGCACTGCGTGAACGTCTGGATATCGACTTCATCGACCCGGCCAAAGCTGCCGTCGCAGGAGTTTCCCCGGCTTCTATCCTCAATGGCGTAGCTGGCATCCCGTCGAGCGGTAACACTGCTGATGATGTGCGCGCTGATATCCGTGCACTGTTCAACGCCTTTATCGCCGCGAACAACGCTCCGACCTCTGGCGTGTGGCTGATGCCTGCTACCACTTCTCTGGCCTTGAGCCTGATGCAGAACCCGCTTGGTCAAGCAGAGTTCCCTGGCATCTCCATGACTGGGGGCGAGCTGTTCGGACTTCCGGTGATCGTTTCGGAGTACATCCCGACTTCTTCGGCGGGTGCTGTGGTGGCTTTGGTGAACGCCAGCGATATCTACCTCGGAGACGAAGGCGGCGTTGATCTGTCGATGTCTACCGAAGCATCGCTTCAAATGGACAACGCTCCAGACAACCCGACTACCGCCAGCACTGTCCTGGTTTCGCTGTGGCAACGCAACCTGGTCGGCTTCCGTGCAGAGCGTGCAATCAACTGGGCGCGTCGCCGCGCTTCGGCTGTTGCGTACCTGACCGGCGTGAACTGGGGCGCGTAACCGAGAACGGGGCGCTTCGGCGCCCCTTTCTTCTGGAGGCTAAATGATCGGATTCATCAAGCGGCTGTGCTGGGCCTGTTTCGTTGGTCAGGACTGCTGCCAGGATGACCGAATCCTTTGGGATGAATCGACTCCCTGGGACAACGACACGGAGTGGTTCTGATGCCAGTCTCTGACGCAGATATCGACAACGCGGTACCAGCTGGTGGAATCCCTTCCCGCAGCCTGACCAATGCGGTGCTGAAGGAGATTCGCACCATCGCCCAAAACGGCGAGAACGCGGCATCCTTCGTGCAACGGGTGGCATCACCGGCTGATGGTTCGACGGTTGAAGTCAACCAAGTGCGGCAGAACGGAATCGTCATTCTGGAACCATCTAATAACCTGGCGGCCCTGACCATTCGCCTGCCAGTAGCGCCGAACCAGCGCGATGGTCAGATCATCCGCCTGGTGACAACCAAAGACATCTCATCCCTGAGTTTCGTCGACGCCACGCTGCTGAATGGCATCGACACCATGCTGGCGAATGATGCATTCGCCTTCCAAGTCATTGACGACAACACTTGGGTGAGGACCGTCGGATGAGACTACTCCTGGCAGTACTGGCCCTGTTTTCATCGCTCTGCTTCGCCGCTGGAAACGATGTCGCCGTGGAGCAGCGCAACGCCGCCAACAGTGGCTGGGTCACGCGTCTGATGGCCAGCCCGGCCACCGACGGCATCCTGATCTACAACAAGACCACGCTGCTTCCGCAATGGGTAACGCTGGGCAGCGGTTTGGCGATCAGCTCGGGTGTGCTGGTGCCGACGCAGGCGGATTGGGCGGCGGTCAGCGGTCCGTCGGTAATTCTGAATAAACCAGTCATCCCGGATGCGCAGGTGCAGACCGATTGGAACGCCACCACAGGGCTCGGCGTGCTGCTGAACAAGCCATCGCTGTCCGCGGTTGCCACCTCTGGCGCCTATGCCGACCTCAATGGCAAGCCGAGCATTCCCGCAGCACAAGTAAATAGCGACTGGAACGCAGGAAGCGGTGTCGCACAGATACTGAACAAGCCCATTCTGTCCACCGTCGCTACTACTGGAAGCTACACAGACCTGAGCAACAAGCCGACCATTCCAACAGAGTTCTCGGTGGGCTCGCCGACTTCGCGCAGCGTGTCGCTCGCCACGGCCTACCAATGTACCAATAACGCTAGGCCATGCTCGATCACGATTACCTTGCAGGCGCAGAGTTCGGTCAGCTTGGGTGGAGCAAGTAACAACGAGGGTGCAGTCACCATCGGCAGCACGTCCGGCGTGGCTACCGGAACCGGTACCAATATTGCGACCTACAAGAACAACCTGGGTGGCACGCTGGTGATCGGCCTGAATCTGAATAGCCAGCAGGCCAACACCTATTCGGTGCTGCTTCCCGCTGGCTGGTACTTCGCGGTACGCCAGACGGCAGGCTCAGGCCTTCAGGTTGTGTCCGCTTTCGATCAAGCGCTGTGAGGTATCCATGAACGTCCAAGTAGTCGATCTGAAAACCGGCAAGCTGAAGACGATGCAGGTCAAGTACGCCAACATCTTGGTCAAGATGAAGCGGGCGCGCTGGCCTGAAGAAGTTGCCGAGGTGGAGAAAATCCACGTTCCGGAAACCGAAAAAGAAGTCGAAACGGAATCCGATGAGAGTCCCGAAGAGTTGCCGGAAGTCCCGAAGAAGCGCGGCCGCAAACCAAAGGTTCAGGAGTAATCCACGGTGATGAAAAAGGCACTGCAAAAGGCGAGATCGGCATGCCGATCTGCGCTCGCTTTCCTTGTGAGCGCGGTGCTCTGGATCGTTGCCCTGTTCATCGGTGGCGCCGCTTCGATTGTGGCGGGAGTCAATGTGTTGCTAGGGCCAGGTGCCGCGCTGATTGGCGCCGGTATAGCCATGCTCTGCGCCTGCTATCTGCTCAAGAGGGCTGTGATCAATGGCTAACAGCCTGAGCATTTTCGCGACCGTAAAAGCCGCCGCAGTGAGTAGCGAAAAGGCACTCCAGAACGTGCCTGTTTCCCGCGGCTGGTGGCCGCTGATTCAAGAGCCATTCACTGGTGCGTGGCAGCGGAACAAGGAAGAGCGGATCGACACGCTTCTCCAGTATCCGACCCTCTACGCGTGCGTTTCGCGGATCGCTACAGACATTGGGAAGATGCCATTCAGCCTAAAGGCTAAAAACTCGAATGGAATTTGGGAGGTTATCGAGAGCCCGGCGTTCAGCCCCGTTCTCCGCAAACCGAATCACTACCAGACCGCCCAGCAGTTCCGCGAGCACTGGTCGCTCTCGAAGAAGACTCAGGGAAACACATACGCCCTGAAAGGCCGCGATATGCGTGGCGTAGTCATCGGATTATATATTCTCGACCCTTGCCGCGTGATGCCTTTGGTGTCCGATTCTGGTGAGGTGTTTTACCAACTCTACACTGACAATCTGAATCTTTTGCCGGATGGCGAAACTAACCTGATCGTGCCGTCCACCGAGATCATTCATGATCGCTGCATCTGCCCGTTCCACCCTCTGATCGGTCTGCCTCCGATTGCAGCTGCATACTGGCCAGCGCTGAAAAACATGCGGATCCTGCGCTCGTCGTCAGAGTTCTTTGCGAACAATGCTCAGCCTTCTGGGATTCTCTCTGCACCAGGTGCTATCTCTGACGGGACTGCTGATCGTCTACGGGCGTACTGGAACGAGAACTTCACTGGCACTAATGCCGGGAAGGTGGCAGTTGTAGGGGATGGTCTGCAATTCGTTTCCTTGGCATCGAAGTCTGTCGACTCCCAGATGGTTGAGCAACTCCGCTACTCGGACGAGCAGATTTGCCAGCCTTTCGGTATTCCTCCGTTCAAGGTAGGACTCGGTTCCATTCCTGCCGGGCTCGGCGTCGACGCGATCAACCAGCTCTACTATGACGATGCTTTGCAGGCCGATATCCAGGCGATGGAATGCCTGCTCAGCGAAGGGTTGAACACCTATCCCTACAAAGTCGATCTCGACGAGTCTGTGTTGATGCGAATGGACGCCGGCAAGAAGGCCGATTACCACAAGACGCTCATCGACGGCAGCATCGAGACGATCAACGATGCGCGGATGTCGTTCAACCTGCCACCTTTGGTTGGCGGAAATACCGTGTACATGCAGCAGCAGGATTTCCCTCTGGATCAGGTGCGCAACAACGTTTTGCCTAACCAGGCGCAAGCTGCTGAACCGGCGCAAAATCCTGAGCCCACTGACGAAGAAATCCTTGCCACCGAAGAAACCCAGAAGGCCATGGATGAGCTGTTTTTCCTGAAGGCTATCCAAGCCGCACGCACTGAGGCCATTCAATGATCGACCCAGTAGAGTTCGGCAAGGCGATGGGCGCCATCGTCCGCGAAGCCACGGCGCCGCTGATTGCCCGTATCGAGCAGCTGGAAAAGGCACTGTCCGCCCAGACGATCCCGTCCGCCGACGAGGTCGCTGCACGGATAGACCTTGGCGCTCTGGCGAAATCCGCAGCAGAAATGGTGCCCCCTCCCCAGGATGCCGACATGGAAGCGCTCAAGGAGCACCTATCCGAACTGGTGAAGGCCATCCCTGCGCCGGCGGATGGGCAAAGCGTGACCGTGGAAGATGTGGCACCGCTGATTCGCGAAGAAGTGGCTAAGGCAGTTGCAGAGCTTCCGCCGGCGAAGGATGGCGAGTCGGTCACGGCTGACGATGTTCGCCCAATACTAACTGAGCTGGTGGATTCCGCAGTGAAGTTGTTGCCACCGGCAGCGCCCGGCAAAGACGCCAACATGGGCGAGCTGAAAGATCATCTCGCCGAACTCGTGAAGGGCATCCAGCTGCCATCTGTTCCGACTGCGGAAGAGGTAGCCGGCCTGTTCGAGCGTCGATTCTCTGATCTGACCTTGCACTGGGAGCGCTCCGTCCGCGAAGAAACAAGCAAAGCTCTGGATCGAATCCCTGCGCCGAAGGATGGCCGCGATGCGCTGCCGCTGGAATCGTTCGAGCTTGAGCTTGGCGAGGATGGCCGCACCGTAACAGTCAAGATGCAGGCCGGCGAAACGCTGATCGAGAAATCCGTGAAGATCGCCTCCGTCATCGATCGCGGCGTTTTCAGCGCTGAGAAGTCCTACGAACAAGGCGATGGCACCACCTATGGCGGCTGCTACTGGATCGCCCAGAAGGATGCGCCGGTTGGCGTCCCGGGCGGTTCAGACGACTGGCGTCTCGCTGTGAAAAAAGGTCGTGATGGAAAGGACCTGCGCGACAACGCATCGAAGCATGATCCGAGCAAGGGCGTGAGCATCAAGACCAATCAGCTTGACGGAACCAACGGTAATGGTTACCAGCCCATTGGCAATGGCAGCAGCGGCAACGCTCAGCCGCCGAAGGAGCGGTAATGGAGTACGTCACCCTAGATCGCGCCAAGGCCCATCTGGCGATGGACCACGATGATGACGACACCCTCATCTCGGCTTACATCACCGCCGCATCCGGCGCCGTGAAGAACTATCTGAAATCGGCATCAGCCTACGAGGTCGAACGCGACAGCAACGATGATCCGGTTCTGGATAGCAATGGCGATCCTGTATATGCACGTGATAGTAGCGGGTCCAAAGAAGTTCGGCTTGAGGTCCAGCAGGCAGTTCTGCTGTTGATCGGTTTCTTCTACAAGGATCGCGACGAGAACCCGGATGGGGCTTTTGAGCAAGGCTACTTGCCGAAGCCTGTCACGGCGCTGCTCTACACGCTACGTGATCCGGCTCTTGCGTAGGTATCGGACATGAGCTTGAAAGCAGGCCGTCTCCGCCATCGCGTGGACATTCAATCCAAAGTCCAAACGCAAGATCCACAGACTGGCGAGATTATCGAAACTTGGGTTACTACCTGGCCCCAAGTGCCGGCAGAGATTGCACCTTTGAGCGTTCGAGAGTACATCGCCGCGCAGGCGATCCAGTCGAACATCAGCGCCCGAATCGTGATTCGGTATCGGGATGGCATGCTGCCGACGATGCGTATCCTGCACAAGGGCCGCATCTATAACCCGGCTGGCTGGCTTCCTGATCCAGTGCGCGGAAATGAATACCTCACTGCCCCCTGTTCCGAAGGCGTCAACGAAGGCTGATGACCGACAAGAAATGGACTGGCTGCACGGTAGCATGCGTCGCCAGCGGCCCCAGCTTGTGTGCTGAGGACTGCCAGGCGCTCGAGGGAGCAGGCTTGCCCACGATTGCGGTCAACCACTCCTGGCAGATGGCTCGCTTTGCCGATGTCGTCTATGCCGGCGACAGAGTGTGGTGGGAGCAATACGGCCACGAGATCGACATTCCGGCCGAGCGCTGGACGCACAACCCGAACGCCGCCCAGGCTCTTGGCATCCTCGCCAATGGAAAAGGCCAGTCGGTGCTGAACAGCGGATACCGCGCCATCGAACTAGCCATCACCTTCGGTGCCGCCCGGGTACTGCTACTCGGTTACGACTGCTCTGTCCGCCATGGCACCCACTGGCACGGCGACCACCAGAAGACCAAGAACCCGGACCATCGTCGGTGCGCCGAGTGGTTGAACCACTTCGGCCGTCTGGCCAGGAATGGCGCCGAGGTCATCAACTGCTCGCGGGAAACGGCGCTGACGTGCTTCCCGCGAATGAGCCTTGAGGAGGCGCTTTGTTCATTCGCGGAATGATGGGTCTGGGGGATGGAATCTTTCAGCGTGCCTTCGTCAAGAACTACCCAGGCGCATATCTAGAAACCCCTTGGCCTGAGCTATATCGCGATCTTGACGTGAAGTGCGTTCGACCTGATACGCAGCTCAGGACGCAGGCCAAAAACATCGGTCGGCACAGCCAATGGCATGCTCCAGCGTCGGGTGGAATGCTGCGTATCGCCTATCACCGTGAGCCAATAGTCCAGGGCATGCGGAAATGCTTCCGTGTGAATCCGAAGGAGTTCGATCTACCAGACTTCGGTTCACCGCCGGTAGAAGGTCGCTATGTCCTGGTAAGGCCAGCGACAGTTCGTGCTGAATGGCGTGCAGATACGCGAAACCCTCTTCCGGAGTACATAGCCAGCGCGTCGGCAGAAATTCGCCGTAGGGGCTGGAAAGTGGTGTCTGTGGCCGATCTCGAAGAGGGCAAGGAATGGGCCGTGGGCGAACTGCCTCCTGCTGATATGCGCTTCCACAAGGGCGAGCTTCGCGTAACGCAATTGCTGTCTCTACTACAGCACTCAGATGCAGTCATCGGCGGCATTGGCTGGATCGTGCCAGCCGCCATCGCCGCCAAGGTTCCGGCCTGGATAATCTGCGGCGGACAGGGCGGTTTCAACGCGCCAGAAATGATCACTGACCCATGCATGGACCTGTCCCGCATTACCTTCGCGGTTCCAGACAGGTTCTGCCGCTGCACGCTCAAAGAACATAACTGCGACAAGAGAATCATCGACTATGACCGCAAGTTTGCCGAATGGGCTAACCGACTGCCTGCTCTGGTCTGAAGAGCTTGGAATGGGTTTCCACCCGCGCCCTCCGATGGACTACACGGGACCGTATTTCGAGAAGTATCAGGCGCTTGACGCAACTCCAATGGGGGAGGCACTGACCAGGGCCCGAATGGAAATGGTGAAGCGGCACATTGATCCCGCATCGGTGCTTGATGTCGGCATTGGTGGTGGTCGTTTCGTCGAGGAGGCTGGCTGCTTTGGGTATGACGTCAACGAGCAGGCAAACTTCTGGCTTAGATCGAAGAATGTATTCAGGGATGCAAGCTTTGGATGGCCTGCAATGACATTCTGGGATAGCCTGGAGCATGTTCCCGATCCTGAGGCCCTAGTTCGCTCGGTCGGTGAGTGGGTATTCGTCTCCATGCCCGTCTACAAAGACCAGGCCGATTGCCTGAAGTCGAAGCACTTCAAGCCTGGTGAACACCTGCACTACTGGAGCGTTCGGGGTCTAGTCGGGTGGTTTGCAAAGATGAATTTCGGCTGTGTCGAGATCAACGAGCGAGAGTCAGAACTCGGTCGAGAGGGTATCACCAGCTTTGCGTTCCGGAGATTCCATGACTGATACCGTTGAGTTCAGCATCGCCGGTCTAGATTCACTGCTTGGCAAACTGGACTCGATTACGGATGACGTGAAGCGGAGGGGCGGACGCGCCGCGCTGCGTAAGGCCGCAATGATCGTGGTGAAGGCAGCTAAGCAGGGTGCGGAAAAAGTCGACGATCCAGGAACCGGCCGGAGTATTTCCGACAATATCGCGTTGCGCTGGAACGGTCGTCTCTTCAAACGCACAGGAGACTTAGGTTTCAGAATTGGAGTTCTGCATGGCGCCGTTCTTCCGAAGAAAAGTGAGCGATCGGATAAGGCTGCAAACGCCCCGACGCCGCACTGGCGGCTTCTTGAGTTCGGCACCGAGAAAATGCGTGCCCAGCCGTTCATGCGGAATGCATTGGCTGACAACATTGCAGCAGTGACTGATACCTTCATCTCCGAATACGAGAAGGGTATCGATCGCGCCATCAAGCGCGCGAAGAAAAAGCAGGAGGCCTGATGTATCCACCAATCTTCCAAGTATGCAGCGCCTCGGCCGCAGTAAAGGAACTGATCGGCACTAATCCGGTCAGGCTCTATCCGTTCGACGAGGCGCCGCAAGGCGTTATCTATCCATATGTCGTGTGGCAACTGGTTAACGGATCTCCGGAGAATTATCTTGGTGACCGCCCAGACATTGACGGCTACACCACGCAAGTTGATGTCTATGCCGACAGCGCGACCGCCGCGCGCAACGTGGCCAAAGCGTTACGCGATGCGATTGAGCCTGCCGCCTACATTACTGCCTGGCGTGGCGAGTCCAAGGACGACGCCACCAAGAAGTACCGCTATAGCTTCGATGTCGATTGGCTGACGCCACGCTAGACAGTCGTAATTCCAAACAGCCCGCCATGTGCGGGTTTTTTTGTACCTCAAGAAACCCGCCACAGGAGAAACACTATGGCAATTTTGGCCCAAGGAACTCAGATCTATGCCCTGGTTCCGTCCAGAGATTCTAGCGGAACCCCGACTGGCGATTACGAAGTCATCGAGGTCGAGTGCGCTACCGCATTCAACCCCGGCGGCAACCCTGCCGACCAGATCGAAACCACATGCCTTAGCGAAACTGTTCGGCGCTACCTGCGCGGGCTGCGCACGCCAGGGCAGGCTTCGCTTACTCTCAACGCTGACCCGCGCAACAGTTCCCATATCCGCCTCTATCAGCTTTCGGAGTCTGACGACCAGGTCGACCAGGACATTGCTTTCGCGGTTGGCTGGTCTGACGGGATCGGCATTGCACCCACCGAGGCCCAGGACAGCAACGGCGACTGGGACTTTGTTCTGCCGCCGACGCGCACTTGGTTCGTCTTCCGCGGCTATGTGAGCGATTTCCCGTTCGATTTCGCAGCCAACGCTGTTGTCACTTCGACCGCAACCATTCAGCGCTCCGGCGGTTCCGCCTGGATTCGCAAATCCGCGTAAGGAGTGGTCATGCATCTGTCGATTGATTCGCTTAAAGAAGCTGGTGCCTTCACCGGGGCTCCTATCGAAAAAGAGATCACCTGGAAGCAGGGCGATAAGGAACTGACCGCCACCGTCTACGTCCGGCCCCTGTCGTACAGCACCGCCGTCTCCGACCTCCTTGCGATGAATGGAAAGGTCGATGGCGTAGCGGGACGTATCGCTGCGTCAATCGTGGATGAAGAGGGTAAGCCGGTATTCACGCCGGCAGATATCACCGGCGAGGCTGACCCCGGTCGTGGCGCCCTGGATGGAAACCTGACCATAGCGTTGCTCACTGTGATCGCTGAGGTGAACAACCTGGGAAAGACGACCAGCTCAGTGAACTAGATGAGGTATGGCATGAGCTGGTGATGTGCGGGATTGGCGGCAGAACCATTGCGGAAGCCAAGTCTCGCCTCAGCTACAGGGAGTTCCTGAGCTGGTGCAAGTTCCGGGACAAGCGGGGGAGTCTCCATGTTGGCATGAGGGTAGAGCGCGGCTCTGCATTGCTCGCTGCGCTCTACACCAACTCTCATAGCAAGGAAAAATACAAGCTATACGACTTCATGCCGCATGAAGAAGAGCCCGTAATCAGTCTAGATCAGGCCCTTGAGACCTGGGCCTAGTCCTTCGTTTTGCCCGGAGCGTTCCGGGCTTTTTCATTGGAGCCCGCAATGGCATCACGCAGCCTAGGGACGCTTACGCTCGATCTGGTCGCCAAGGTTGGCGGTTTCGTGTCGGGCATGGATGCCGCTGAGCGCCGGTCTGAAAAATGGCGTAGGGAAGTAGAGAAGAATGCGGCAAAGGTAGGGACTGCAATTGGTGCTGCCACTGCGGCAGGTATCACCGCGCTTGCTGCCCTCACTGTCTCGACAGTTCGCAATGCCAATGAAATCGCAAACTTGGCGAGCGTTGCGAACGCAAGCACGACCGAATTTCAGAAGTATGCCGCAGGCGCAAAGCTGGTTGGCATTGAACAAGAGAAGCTCGCTGACATCTTCAAGGATGTGAACGACAAGGTAGGCGACTTCCTCAATACCGGCGGAGGAGCGCTTGCTGACTTCTTTGAGAATGTAGCGCCAAAAATTGGCGTGACCGCAGACCAGTTCCGGAATCTTAGCGGTCCCCAAGCCCTTGGCTTATACGTCTCAAGCCTGGAAAAGGCCAAGGTCAGCCAGTCGGACATGACCTTCTATCTGGAAGCTATCGCGAGCGATGCGACTGCTCTGCTCCCGTTGCTTCGCAATAACGCTGAGGGATTCAAGACCTTTGGTGACGCTGCCCAGGCCGCTGGTGCGATTCTCGACGAGAAGACGATTAAGTCGGCGAATGAGCTTCAGGCTGCAACATGGCTAGTTGAGCAGAGCGCCTCGGGCCTAAAAAACCAACTAAGCACAGCGCTGATACCAATTCTGAGCGATCTCGCTGACTCTATATTCGACGTGACCAAGGAAGGCACGGCGATGGTGAGTGTTGGCGAATTCGTTGCCGATTCGTTCCGTTGGATAGCGAAGACAGCGATTGGTGCTGTTGCCGCCTTTGAGCTGGTAGGGAAGTCGATTGCCGGCGCTGCTGCAACGGCCAAGGCTGGCTTTGAGGGTGTGACATGGCTTGAGCTTGCATCCGGCCCTGCCGGTCTTGCTAAACGCCTTGCGCAAAACTGGGACGGAATCAAGGCAAGTGCTGGTGTGGCAGCAGAAGATCTGTCCAATACGGTGGCGAAGTATGCCGGCATCATGGACAGTATCGACCGAGCCGGAACAGGTGGAACCAATGGTCAGGTAGCCAAGCTCGCCGAAACGCTAGCTTCGCTTCGTGAGCAGGCGAATAAGCCTGGAGCTTTCAAGGCTCTTACCAAGGAGCAGAAAGAAGCCGGGAAAGAAGCAGAGGCTGCTGCTAAGAAGCTGCAAAGCGCCTACGAAACGGTTGAGCAGTCGTATCAGCGACAGATAGCGCTGATCAACACGGAAGCCGACAAGCGCAAGGATGCCACCGAGGTAGCAAAGCTCCAGTTCGAAATCGAATCGGGCAAGCTGGTTGGAATCAATGCCGAGCAGCAGAAACGCTTGAATGGCCTGGCAGAAGAGCTTGATCGCCTGAAGCAGCTAAAGCAGGCGAACGAGGATGCGGCGAAGGCTCGGGCTTTCCGTGCAACGCTCAATGAATCGAACGCAACTGCTCGGGCAGGATTTGCGATTGAACTGGCAGGATCGGGAAGCGGCGACAAGCTGAGAGAGCGACTGCGGGCAGACCTGGAGATCCAGCAGGACTATAACAAACAGCTTGCCGATCTCCAGAAGCAGTTCAACAGTGCAGAAATCACCAAGGAACTCTACGACCAAGAAACTGATCTCTTGCGCCAGGCTCTGGCCGAGCGCCTGGAAATCCAGCATGAGTACTACGCAGCTCAGGATGAGGCTCAGAGCAACTGGTTGGATGGCGTCACGTCTGCCTGGGAGAACTACCGCGACACAGCCACGGACTATCAACAGCAAGCTGCCGACTTCACCACGCAGACGCTGGACGGGCTCACCTCCGCTGTAGGAGACGGCATCGCTTCGATGATCATGGACGGCGAGAGTCTTGCCGATGTTTTCAAGAACATCGCGCAGACGATGGCCACAAGCATCATCAACGCCCTCGCGCAGATGGCGGCCCAATGGCTGGTCTATCAGGCGGTGCAATTGGTGAGCGGGAAGGCTGCCCAGGCTAGCGCCGCCTCTACCCTCATCGCGAACGCGCAAGCCACCTCCTTCCAGGCACAACTCGCGGCATTTGCTAGTACAGCAGCAATTCCAATTGTTGGACCAATTCTCGCACCAGCTGCGGCTGCAACAGCTGCTGGAATTACAGCCCCGATGGTTGCGGGCGTTGCTGCCTCCGCCCTAGCCGGCATGGCCCACGACGGTATTGATGCCGTTCCAGAGACCGGCACCTGGTTACTCCAGAAGGGCGAGAGGGTAACGACCGCAGAGACGAGCGCGAAACTCGACAAGACGCTTGATGACGTTCGCTCAAATCAGAGTGGCGGTGGTGCGCCGACCATCAACCTGATCGAGGATCGTAGCCGGGCAGGGCAAGTTAATACTCGCCGCCAGGACGACCAATACATCATCGACGTTGTTGTGGCCGACCTATTCGGCGATGGCCGTACATCTAAGGCTATCGGTAGTTCGTTCGGCATGCGCAGGAGCGGAACATGATTCAGTACCCGAACATTTGTCCGCCACTGCGCGAGGGCTATGGGTTCAATCCAGTAAGCCCTTTGGCTCGAACTGAGCTTCAGAGCGGGAGAGCTAGGCAGCGGCGCAGGTTTACTAGCGTGCCGACAATGGCATCGGTCCGTTGGCGCCTTACAGATACCGAGGCGATGCTCTTTGAGGCTTGGTTTCGTGATCAGTTGGTTGATGGCTCGCAGTGGTTTGAGTGCCCCCTTAAGACGCCAGAAACGCCGAATGGTCTGCGGACATACGTTGCGCGTTTCACAGATATCTACGATGGTCCTGACCTGGTTAGCGGAAGCCTGTCCCTTTGGGACTTCACTGCGACTCTAGAGTTACGTGAACGGCCAATTCTTGAGCCAGGCTGGGCCATTCTTCCGGAATTCATCCTGCATCCAGACATCTTCGATCTTGCTATGAACCGGGAATGGCCTGAAGCATGACAATCCTCGAACGGTTTTATGCCTCAGGAGGGAAAGAGTGCGCGATTGCAACGGTCGAGTTGACATGCCCAATCTGGACTGTGCCTATCCTTGTCTGTCAGGGATTCGATGACCAGACTTGTGTTACCGAGGATGGGCGGACGCTAACGTTTCTCGCTTCGGGGATCGATGTGTCGATTCCTAAGAGGAATAACAGCGGGAATCAGTCTGTAGGCTTCGCAATCGACAACGTGATGGGTATTGCTCAGCAGCGTATCAACGAGGCGATTGATGCTGGACAGACAATTACGCTGGTTCTGCGAATCTATCTCGACACTGATCTATCAGCGCCGGCCGAGCGCCCATATCGAATGCGTGTTAAGGGTGCAGATTTCGAAGGCGTGACTGTCCAGGTCGAGGCCGGATATTACGACCTAATCAACACTGCCGCCTGCCGTTTGATCTATGACGTGCTGAATTTCCCTGGTCTCAAATACTGGCCTTAATCAAATGCCAAACAGATACCTTTCTATCATCTACGAGGACGGTGGAAGAGTTCTACCGCGCGTGGACTGTTGGGGTCTGACGATCATCGCTAGGTCTGAGCTTTTCGGCCTTCCCATGCTCAGTGACTTCGGTGCGGTTACGCGTAAGTCGGTTCTCGACCTACAGCGTTCTTACCGTGCGGAAGTAGAGCGAGCACTTGAGGAATGCCAGCCATTCCCTGGAGCAATTGCTGCGGCATTTCGTGGTCAGGCATGCGTGCATGTTGGCCTGGTTGTCGATGTCGATGGGCGTCAGCGAGTTCTGGAGACGAACCCAGGCAGTGGCGTATCGCTCACGCCGTTACGCACTTTCACCGATCAATATACCAAGGTGATCTTCTACCGTGATCGAAATCTATCCGAGCAGACTTGACGGCGAGCCTCTGGAGCGGCATCCGCTCGCCAGTTCAACGACCATTCGTGCATGGCTGGCCGAAAACGTAAAGAACTACTCGGATCAAGAGCGCCCACCCATCAGCATTGGGATTATTCCTGCTGAGGTTGATCGCTGCGAAGACTTGAATGATGCGCAGAAGCGCGCTCATGAAGAACTGATCCAGCCCTCTGAATGGGGCGCTCGAATCATCGAGCGAGGCGATGTGGTTCGCATCTATCCGGAACCGCATGGCACCGATCCATTCACGATCACCGCGGCTCTGTTCAAAGGCGTGCAGGCTGCGTTTCGAATGCTCATGCCGCAACTTCCAGGTATGCCTTCAAATCCTGGGCAAGGTGAGTCTCTGGCGGACTCAAGCCCTCGCGGCAACAAGGTGAAACTGGGAGACGCTATCAGAGACGTTGCTGGGCATCGCTTGATCTACCCAGACTACATTCTTCCGCCTCGTCGCTACTTTGCCGGTCCACGTGAGCAATGGACAGAAATGATGCTTTGCATCGGTAAGGGCCGATTCCAAATCGACGAAGGTGGGGTAAAGATCGGCGATACCACTTTCCTGGCGCTGGGCGCTGAGGCTTCGTTTCAGATATTTGAGCCTGGGCAGAATGTGAGTGGACATCCTGCGTCCATCTGGTGGCATAGCGCTCCAGAGGTTGGTGCTAGCTCAACCGGCAATGCTGGGCTAGAACTCACTGAAACAACGACATTAACGCCAAACCCGAGCGCAACCACGTTCACGTTCTCAGGGAACAACATCATCATCCCGTCTGGCGCCGGCTCGTTCCCGTCTGACTGGGTTGCCGGGACGATCCTGCGAGTAGAGGCGCAGTATCCGTACACCGTCGTCGACGGCGGTGGAAGCGCGCGCGACACGATCTCTGGCGATATCGCGCAACTTGGTCTGTCTGTTGGGACCGAGATTCAGGTCGTCGGCGTTAACTCGGGGCTCTACGTCGTAAACACCGTGAACGCCACCAACTTGACGCTGAACTACGATAGCGGCGCCCCCGTAAATGCCCTACAGGTGGGTGCCGGCGACGCTGCAATCGGTTTGCGTGGGCTCCGGTTCCGAATCACTGCGTACAGCGCCCAGCAGATCACCGTAGAGCGCCTGACGTCTGCCGGGGCTACTGATCCAACCTGGCCAGGCTTCTCCCCGCTGAACTCCAGTACGTCGCGCATCACCGTTGATACCTCGAACTCCGAGGGAGGCTGGCGCGGCCCATTCCCTGCGTGCCCGGCGGGCGAGAAAACGAGCGTTGTCGAGTGGGATATCTTTTGCCCAAACGGGTTGATATTCATCGACCGCAAGGGCAACCAAATCCCCTTAAGTGGCTACTACACGGTTCAGTACCGCGACATGGATATCGGCGGCGCCTGGACCTCGCTGGACTATGAGCACAGCGGAGCAACACTAGACCAAATTGGATTTACTACACAGCTTAACTTGCCATACCCAATGCGTCCTGAAATACGCATGCGTCAACGCTATCCTATTGGCAAGAATGAACTAGAGTTCCGAGATACCTTGCAATGGTATGGTCTCAGGTCGCGGCTCAATGCTCCTTCTTCATATGCTAATGTCACCACTATAGGGATTAGGTATAGATCTTCAGATAGGATATCTGCGCAAACCGAAAGTCGTGTATCGGTTGAGGCAACTCGGATTCTTCCAGTGAGGTCAGGGGGAATATGGCTTCCTGAACATGCTACAAGGGATATCGCGCCTTATGTGATATACCAGGCAAAGGAACGTGGATACGCAGACTCTGACATAGACCTAGAAGAGTTCGACCGGCTTGACTCGATTTGGAAATCTCGCGGCGACAAGTTTGACATGATCTATGATGGTACTAGCATAACTGTCAAGCAGATTCTTCAGGATGCTTTAGCGGCTGGGTTTTCCGAGCTTACGATCAAAAGAGGTGTTATCAGCGCTGCCAGGGACGAGCCGAGGACGTTGTACGGCCACATGTACACTCCTCAGAACATGTCTCAAGCTCTCAAGATAAGCAAAAGCGCGCCGTCAGAAGATGATTATGATGGTGTGGACGTGGAGTTTGTAAACTCTAATGGCTGGATCGAAGACACGATACAATGCAGGCTTCCAGAAGATGTTGGCCGTAAGGTTGAGAAAATAAAAGCCACTGGGGTCACTGACAGGAACAGAGCCTATCGGTATGGTATGCGGCGACGCATGGTTCAGAAGTACCGAAGGACTAACTACGCATTCGCTACTGAGCTTGATGCCCTGAATAGTGAATACTGGGATTATGTTGCTCTTGCGGATGATGTTCCAGGATTCTCGCAGAGCGCTCTATTGCTCGGTGCTATAAATACCGGTTCAACTTGGCTTCTTAAATCAAGCGAGCCTTTTGACTGGTCTTCCCCTGGGCCATATTTGGTAGCTGTTCGCCGACCAGATGGAACTCTTTCTGGGCCTTATAGTGCTAGTCGATTCGATGACTACCACCTGACAATTCCAACGCTTGACTTCACTCCTGATACATCGTGGGAGATTGAGCCTCCTCATCTGCTTTTTGGAACGTCCACCAGATTTGCTTATCCCGCGTTGATTAGTTCAATAGATCCCGATGGATTCTCAGGAGCTTCTGTTCAGGCCGTGAACTACGACGAACGCGTCTACACATACGACAACGCCAGCGCTCCAAACTGACCGCACACACAAATCCAGAGCCCGCCATAGAGCGGGCTTTTTCATGCCCGGAGAATTTGCATGACGACCTACGCCACCGGTAACCCGCTGGGCTCCAAAGACCCGCGTGATCTGTACGACAACGCCGAGAACTTCGACGCGGCGATGAACGACCGGGTAAATACCACGTGGAATGATCGTTTCGGCGTTACGCGTCCTACCCTGAAAGGGTATGAGGAACAATTCAATTATTTTCTGGCTGGCTCAGGATTTGAAAATCCACCATTGATATATGTTGATGGATCTCCTTTGACTGTTGACAGGGCTACTCAGATTATAGATAGGGGTGGCAATCTTTATAGTGTAAAACTTCCATCTTCGTTCCCTGTAGTTCTTTCTGGAAATTGGTCTGAAGATGAAGGTTTACTTGTTGTACGTGGCGATCAGTCTCTTCGCCAAGAAATAACTAGCACTTCTCCAAGTGAAGGTTCTTCCATCATTGGTAATTCTACCGTCTCTGTTTCTTCTGTCGCTGATATAAAAAATCAGACAAAGAGAGCGGATCTCAAACTATCTTTGTCCTCCTATCATCCTCTTGGAAAATCAGGCGGTGGGACCTTCATTTGGAGTCCATCAACTCCAAAGTCTAATCATGATGGAGGAACAATTTTTAGTCCAACCGTTCCATGGGATGGTTCTCAGTCAACTCTTTCCGACTACCTAGATGGAGAAGGCGAAACAGACCCTTCTGGATCTGGCTGTTGGTTAAGGATTTTCGATGAAGTTAAGTTGGAATATTTTGGTGGACTAATAAGTGAGACTATAGATTCTTCAGCATCTTTTTTGGCTGCAATTAAATATTGTTTGTCAAACAATAAAGAGCTTAATCTTCCAGATGGTGTTGTTCGCCTTAATTCTCCTGCTGTAATTAATGGATCTACCACTCTTTTCTCTTCTGTTAAGATTCGAGGAACCTTCAAGACGAGTGGAGTATCTGCTGGGTATGTGGTAAGCCGAGTAGGAAGCCTTATCTATACTGACGGTAACAGCGCTCTAGACATTTCGTTCAACGACTTTAGGAATGAGAACTTTGATATCCGTGGAGTTGCATTTGTAGATACATCATTCTATCCTCCGGGAACTCCTGCAAGCTCTAATCCTGCGATAATTATTAGAAAGGGTAATCCTGACGGCAGCAGCAATCGATATATAACTGGTAACGTTCTTGAGGACGTTGCTTTTGTTAGCTATCAAGATCCTATTAAGACCATAGGTGTAGCTGCTGGTCTTCCTGCATATAACTATGTTGGGCCTACTTCGTTTAATCGTGTGTACTTCTACAGGTGCGGAACAGTTATGCACCTGCAAGACTGCACATATAATCATCTTTTCATGAATGAGTGCCTTTTGTTTGATATTTCGTCTCAGGCAATATTCTTGACTAAGACTGATAGCGGCACCGGTGGAAACGTAGTCGTAACCTTCAACAACTGCGTATTCGAATCAATTTGGGGCATCATGAATACTGCAAACGGACTTACATCCTCCTCAATGCGAAACACAGCAGTATTTAACTCGTGCAATCGTGAATTCTGCGGACTTTATGGTCCAACTGGAGGAGGAGGAAATTTTGCAGGCAGTCCATTGGGTTATATTGGCCATACAGACATTATGATCAATGGTAACTGGGAACGCGGTCAGGCTTTCGGAGAGACGACGTTGCCAGCGATAGATCCTGGAGCTGTCATTTTTGCTAGCCGATATGTAGATGTCATTATGAATGGCGGCCAAGTTGGATCTCCAGAATACGTCAACGTTGTTGACGTAAGCGGGACAATTCCAGCCTCTGGCAGCCTGACTAAGACTTTCAATGTGAGCGGATCGTTTGTGTTGAATGCTGACGTCGCATATGACGACGGGTTCGGCGGGCACCAGAATGTAGTTGCGTACGGCAACCCTACTGGCTCAAAGGCGCGGGACGTGACAGGGACGATCATTTCTGCTGGTCTATCTGCGACCTACGGGGACGGACCGTCGGGTGCGGCTTTCACCGTTACGTTCAATAACGGGACTGCATCGCCGATCAATGTGAAGATCCGGGTCACGAACAAAGCAGGGTTGATCGTTACTGTGTCGTGA